TGGTGAGGATGTCTCATTCTGTCTTGATGCAAAGGAAGCAGGATTTGATATTTGGTGTGATCCTCGCATTCGTGTTGGGCACGAAAAAACTCGTGTTATTTGATTAATTGATTACCAAGAGAGGTCTTGATGACCTCTCGCCCCTCGTGTCTCGTATTAAAGGAATTAAAGTTATGGCAATGATGAAAGGTGGTACTTATGTAAAGAGTGCCCCGAAGAAAACTCGTCAAGGAAAGTCACAAAATACGTTGCTTTCTGCGACTTCTCGTAATAAAAAGAAAAAACGTTATCGTGGGCAAGGTCGGTGATTAAATAGTGCAGTTACATTAATACATAATGGCTGCATTAATCTGTAACCTACCTTCAGTTGAAGTATGGGTAAGAAAAGAATATCTCACTGATCATCAATCTGGTCATGGTGAATTTGTAAAAGGCGTTTGGGTATCGTGTAAGTCGATACCTGGACGCACTTTTTATTTTGAGACGTATTTGCCGGAATATGCGGCGATGTATGATAAACTACCTATTAGTGCGTTTGTGTCTGCTCCAGAGGTTCCTAGCCCCGATATGGACCTTCCTAACCTACAGTTCTGGAATTGTATGGATTATGGTGTAGTAGCAGTTACCAAGCAATTTATTGGTAGTATGGACTATGAACTGTATACAAGGGACTTTGGTATACAGAAGGGCACTTATATCTGTACCATAGATAATTACCATCAAGATCCTGAAGTGGTGGACTATGCAACTAGTGAAAACCCTGCAGAACATAAGTCACATAATCTTATTGAGTTAGAAAATGGTCAGTATGCATTGTATCCTAACAATAGAATGCGTATCTATGACAACAGTTTGACACCTGTTGAACCTAAGATGCCTGATTTTAAGGTTTCAACGCAATATTATCAGGTTGAAAATGGATTTGAACGTCTTGGTATGGGACGTGAGGATGAATATTTCTGGAAGACCGCAAAAGAAAGAGAAAATACTGAAAAAAACGAAAAAAAGATTGAAGATAAGTCATAAATACATTATAATCGCTGTATTTTTGTGCCTTTAGAACGGGTAAGTAGAGGTTTTAAAGACCTCAGCATGTCATTTCAGAATAATCCACTAACTAATGACTTGATTGCGCTCAAAAATGAGAATGCAATTGCCCGTTCTATACGAAATATAGTCTTTACGGTGCCTGGAGAGAAATTTTTTAATGAAGATTTTGGATCTGAAGTGTCTCAATACTTGTTTGAGAACGTAGATAATATTTCTGCACTCACTGTAAGAGATCAAATCAGACAATCTATCACAAATTTTGAACCAAGGGTAGATTTACGAACAGTTGATGTATCTGCTGACTTTGATAATAACAGTTTTGACGTAGTTATTATATACGATATCATAGGTGCGGATATTCCACCTCAAGAATTACAATTCGTTTTGCAACAAACTAGGTAAAAATGCCATTATCTAACTTTTCTAACCTTGATTTCAATCAGGTTAAGACAACTCTTAGAGAATATCTCAAAGAAAACTCAGATTTTACTGATTATGACTTTGAAGGGTCGAATTTATCGACCATTCTTGATGTTTTGGCATACAATACCTACATTACTTCATATAATGCCAACATGGTGGCAAATGAAGTATTCATTGATAGTGCCACATTAAGAGAAAATGTGGTTTCATTGGCAAGAAACATCGGATATGTTCCAAGATCCAGAAAATCAGCAAGATCAACGGTAAGTTTTTCTGTTAATACGTCAAATATAACACCTGCTCCTAGCACTCTGACCTTAAAAAAGGGAATTGTTGCTACAACACAAGGTTCATTTGGAAATAATTCTTTTACTTTCTGCATTTTAGACGATATTACAGTTTCTGTTGTTGAAAATACTGCATTTTTTGAAAATATTGAGATTTATGAGGGAACTTTCCTAACAAATACCTTTACTTACAACTCAAGAGTCCCAAATCAGAAATTTATTATCAATAATATTGGTATAGACACTGATTTAATCAATGTTACGGTCAGACCAAACGAAAATTCAACAAGATCTGTAAAATATTCACTGCAAGACAGTCTATTTGACGTAAAATCTGACTCAAAAGTCTATTATCTTCAAGAATCTAATGATGAAAGATATGAAATAATTTTTGGAGACAATATTTTTGGCCAAAAGTTAGAAAATAACAACTTTATCACTGTTGACTACATTACATCAAGTGGAGATGCGGCAAATGGCATCTCAGAGTTCACTTTTGCGGGTAGAATCAGTTATACAAGAAATGCACAAACATATAATGTAACCTCTGGCATATCATTGATGTCAACTGGTTTAATATCATCTGGTGGCGAAGAAATTGAAGGAGTAGAGTCAATCAAAAAATATGCTCCTAGAATATATGCATCACAAAATCGTGCATTAACCGCAAATGACTATGAAACTCTGATCCCTGCAAAAATTTACCCCGAAACCGAATCTATCTCAGTATTTGGAGGTGAAGAGATCATTCCTCCACAATACGGTAAAGTATTCATTAGCATTAAACCAAGATTTGGTGATTTCTTACCAAACTCGATTAAAGATAATATCAAACTCAAATTAAAGAAGTATTCTGTTGCCGGAATTGTACCAGAAATCTTAGATCTTAAATATCTTTATTTGGAAGTTAATTCAAAGATTTATTATAACACAAATTTAGCACCATCTAGTGCTTTCGTATCTACTATTTGTCAAAACAATGCAAATAAGTATGCTGAGTCAAGTGAATTAAATAAGTATGGTGCAAGATTTAAATATAGTAAGTTTTTGAAAATACTTGATAGTAGTCACGAATCTGTGACATCTAATATCACAACAGTTGCTATGAGAAGAGACTTGAGGGTCGTTCTCAATACGTTCGCAGAATATCAAATTGGTTTTGGAAATTCATTCCATGTCAAAAATCAAAATGGATATAATATTAAAACTAGTTCCTTTAGAATTGCAGGAATTCAGGAACCAGTTTACATGTCAGATTTACCAAGTGGTGATGGTATAACTGGAATTCTGTTCTTCTTTACACTCCCATCAGTCTCATCTCAATCTCCAACAATTGTGAGAAGAAATGTTGGATTTGTCAATTATTCTAATGGAATAATTACAATGAACCCAGTAAATATCCTAGAAGCAAAATTAAAAGATGGTAGACCTATCATAGAAATTGAAGCGACTCCAACTTCAAATGATGTTGTTGGATTACAGGATCTTTATTTGCAACTAGATACTAGTAGTAGTGTGTTTGATGTAATAGTTGATAATATCTCGTCGGGTCTTGATCCCTCGGCATCGAATTATAACGTTTCTTCAAGTTATCCTAATGGTAATTTAGTACGATCAGGTGGACCTGTTAGCACAAGAACTAACACAACCTCTACTACAACGTCAACTACCACAACATCAACACCATCCAGCACTGTTTCAACATCTGGAGCATCTACATCAGGATCATCCTCTTACTAAGAAGTTAACATAAAATGTCAGAAAACAGAGTACAGTTTAACACAATCGTCTCTAATCAACTTCCCGCATATGTTAGGGAAGATTTTCCACTTGTTGAATCTTTCTTAGAGTCATATTATAGAGGACAAGAGTATCAAGGTGGTCCTGTAGATTTAATTCAAAATATTGACAAATATATTAAAGTTGATAATACAACTAATCTTTCTTCAGAGATCATTCTTGATGGTGATATTGATTTTGACGATACTACTATTAATGTTTCAACCTCTAAATCTCCTACAGGAACAGATGGATTTCCTGATTCTTATGGATTAATTCAAATTGATGATGAAATTATAACTTACACCGGAAAAACAAGTTTTTCCTTTACAGGGTGTATTAGAGGTTTTGCTGGTATTACTTCTTACAGAAGTGAAATATTTTCGGAGGAAGTTGTATTTAATACTACCTCTGCAGAAGATCATGATTCTGGCGCTACAATTAAAAATTTATCTGTCCTTTTCCTCAAAGATTTTTTAGTTAAAACAAAACATCAAATTCTTCCAGGATTTGAGGAGAGAAGTCTTGATCCTGATTTAAATCAAAAACTATTTTTAAAACAATCAAAAGATTTTTATCTTACAAAAGGAACCGATAGATCTTTTGAAATTCTTTTCAAAGCACTTTATAATGAAAATGTACAAGTAATTAAACCAAGAGATAATTTAGTTACACCGTCAAATGCTAATTTTGAGGTATTAAATGAGATGGTGGTTGAACCCATCTCAGGAAATCCACTTGAATTAGAAAATACTACATTATATCAAGATCAATATGATGATATTATTGAAAAGGCATATGCACCAATTTCGTCAGTTGAAAAAGTAGATGTTGGATTTGGTAAAACATTTTATAGATTAACCTTTGATGGAGGATATAATAGAGACATTGGTGTTGATGGTTCTGCATATGGAGAATTTAAGGTCGAACCAACCACTAAAGTTATAGGACAGGTGTCTGCAGGAGCAACTGTTCTTGATGTTGACTCTACTGTAGGGTTTAGTACAGATGGAGATTTATACGTTGTTTACTCAGATAAAACAAACGGAGTTCTTTCATATACCTCAAAATCACTGACACAATTTTTTGGTGTCTCAAATGTAAATAAAACTATCACTGATGCATCAACAGTAGGAGTTAATACTTTCGCTTATGCATCAACATTTGATGGAGGTAATGTAAGAGTTAGAATCAACTCTGTAATTAACACAATAAATGTACCCTCAAACACAAAGGGACACAAAAAGGGAGAAACAATTAATATCACATCTTTGGGTATTTCTGAAAATAATAAAAAAACAAATAATTGGATTTACAACTTAGCACCCACTTATAAGGTTAAAGATATACAATTAATTGATTCTTCAAACTTTACTTATGAAATTACTCTTAACGTAGAAAATATATTTAATGGTGGAGATACTGCAACGTTAGTAGTATCTGATGGTAGAAAACTAACTACATCAATAATTGATGTTAAAACAGAAAAATCATTTACAATTAGAGGTCAGGGTCAACTTAATACAAATTCTACTTTTGAGATTCAACGAAATATTTCTAAAACAAAATCTAACTTTTTTCCATCAGCAAATATTTTTTCAACAGATATTCAAAACGTTTACAAGAGCGTAAATGGCGATGATTATCTTGTTGCATCACCTTCTATTCCATCATATAAAGGTCAACCTCTTAATACAAACTCAAGAGGAATAAAATTTACTGGTACGTTTAATGGCACAGAGTTTATAATTTCTCCGGGAAAAGATCACGGACTTTATAGTGGAGATAAAGTCTACTATGCAGCAGAAAGAGTTTCTGAGACTTACATTGATGAATTCGGTAACAGTGCGACTAGATTAGTAAGAGGGACTGGTTTATTTGATGACGGTGAATATTTTGTTGAAAGAGTTAATTCATTTACAGTGAAATTTGCAAAAAGCAAAAACAACCTTTTCAATTCAAAATATGTAAGTGTTGATACTGTAACTACAGTCAACAATAGTGTTGTTACTCCATTTGAATTTTACTCTAAAAATTTAAAACCTCAAAATATCCTCAGAAAAATTTCAGATCCATTAAACGATGGATCAATAAATGAGACTGAACCTGGAACTACCGGTATTCTTATTAATGGTGTTGAAATTTTAAACTACAAGTCAAAGCAACAAATTAAGTATGGTTCAATTGAAGAAATAGAAGTTACCTCTCCAGGATCAGACTTAGATATCGTAAATCCACCAGAACTTGTTATATCAGATAGTGTTGGGACTGGAGCAACTGGATATCTTGCAATAAGTGGTTCCCTTCAAGAAATTCTAATCAAAAATTCTGGATTTGATTACCTTAATACACCAACTATCAAAATTGATGGTGGAAACGGTAAAGGTGCAACAGCATCTGTAAATATGAAACTGATTGATCACGAACCTGAGTTTTTTGCAGATAATGCCAAAGGACAGGTTGTAATTGGAACTGCATCCACTCAGTCTAGAATTGGGTTTTCTACCTATCACAAATTTAAAAATGCTGAGGAAGTAATTTACAGAACTAATAATCAAGAGGGAATTGCAGGTATTGTTACTGATGCACAATATTACGTATCTACAATTGATGATGTTACCGTAAGTTTACATCCAAAACAAAATGATGCGATTTTAGGTATTAACACAGTTTTCTTAACAAGTTTTGGAGTTGGTAAACATTCTTTAAAATCAACTAGTAAAAAATCAGTTGTAGATTCAATTAACGTAATTGATAGTGGGTTAGGTTATCAAAATAAAAAGAGAACTTCATCTGCAACTTCTGGAGTAAGTACTGCAAGTAATACAATTATTATAAGTAACCACGATTACAATTCAGGTGAGTTGGTAAGATACACTTGCGTTGGAACACCTATAAATGGTCTTACCGTTGATACGGATTATTATGTCACAAAAGAAAATGATAATTCATTCAAACTGTCTCAGGTTGGAGTAACTTCTGATAAAGAATTTTATTATAGAACCAAGCAATATGTAAACCTTACATCAGTTGGTGTAGGAACTCATGTATTTAATTACCCAGACATTACTGTTACTTTAAAAGGTGAGGTTGGAATTTCATCAATAGGATCAGAAACATTTGAAGCATCAATCACACCTGTGTTTAGAGGTTCAGTAACATCAGTACATCTTGAAAACAATGGTGTTGGATATGGATCTTCTGAAATTTTGAATCTTGATCATCAACCACAAATCACAATAAATTCAGGTTCTAATTGTCAATTAAAACCAATTATTGAGAATGGTAGAATTGTTGAAGTAATTGTACAAAATTCTGGAAGTGGATATAATTCCCCACCAGATGTTGATGTTATAGGTGATGGATTAGGTGCAGTAGTTACTTTAAATATTGTCAATGGATCTGTAACGTCAGTTAATATAATTGAAAAAGGTGCTGGTTATTTGCAAGATACAACTTCAATTACTGTAACACCATCTGGAAATACTAATCCTCCAAAATTTAAATCTAATCTTAAAACTTGGAGAGTAAATTTATTTGAAAAGTATCTTCAATATTTTGAAAGTGATGATGGTTTTATAACTGATTCAAGAGTTACCTCCAATGAATTGCAATATGCCCATTTGTATGCACCTAGAAAATTAAGAGAAAATATTTTCGCAGTAGATCAAAATGGCAACAAATTATATGGCGAATCTGATTTAAGACAAGTAAATGGTATAGAACAGTCTTCAACAAAACACTCTCCGATTATTGGTTTTGCTTATGACGGGAATCCAATTTATGGACCATATGGATATTCGACAAAATCAGGTGGCGCAATTACACAAATTAAATCTGGATACAAAATAGATATTAAATCAAACAGACCACCTACTTCTATTTTCCCTGAGGGATTTTTCGTAGAGGATTATACTCATTTTGAGGTAACTGATGATGATGTTCTTGATGCAAACAATGGAAGATTTTGCATTACTCCAGAATATCCAAATGGAACATATGCTTATTTTACCACAATCAACTCAGCATCTGATAATTCAGGAGTATTTGAAAAATATAAAAAACCAGTATTTCCATATTTGATTGGAAACAATTATCAGTCAATTCCTGATGAATATAATTTTAAGAATAATTCATTGCAGGAGACATTAAATCCTGATGATTGGAGAAGAAATACTTATCCATACAATATTATTGAAGAAGAATTAGAATACTCTTATATTGATATTCCAAATAAATTAAAACAATCTGCAAAAATTAATTCTGTTCAACCAGGAACAGTTAATTTGATTGGAATTTCAAGTGCTGGTATTGATTATAGAATTGGAGATCAAGTAGTATTTAATAATTCGGATACTAAAGGAGAAGGTTTATCTGCAAAAGTATCTCATTTAAAGGGCAGAACTGTTAGTACAGTTAGTGTAGCAACAAGCACTCTTTCAAATGTTGAAATTTATTCTGGTGATGTAAATGGCGAATATGTTATTTACAATGACAAACCTCATAATTTCTTAAACTTTAACGTAGTTACCATTGCAGGTTTATCAACCACCTCTTCAAAAATTGAAGGTACTTATAGAGCAGGTATAACAACTAACAGACTGTCTATTGTAGGCACAGGAACCACTGGTGTTGCGATTGGAACAGTTGGTGTTACTGGTCTTGTTACCTTCTTTGGTGTATCTGGAGATCTTTCTTTCTCTAAAATTAGAGACAATGATATTTTAACTATTGGTGAAGAAAAGGTTCAAGTTCTCAACGTTGACGCAAAGTCATCGAGAATAAGAGTTCTGAGAGAGGTTGAAGGAACTACCGGAACATCTCATACTATTGGTAAGTATATTTTTGAAGATCCAAGAAAACTTATCATTAACTCTGGATTCAAAACTGATTACAACTTTAGAGTTAATAAACAAATCTACTTTAATCCAGAAGTTATTGGACTCGGAACCGTTTCAGGTGTGGGTATTGGGACAACGATCACATTCTCCAACCCAGGTGCGGGTTTGACAAGTATTTTTATTCCATCTAAAACAATATTCATTGAAAATCATGAACTTAAAACTGGTGATGAAGTAACTTACTCTCCAGGAACTGGTGGTAGTGGTATTATTGTTGAAGACTCTACAAATGTCGGAGTTGGTATTACTTTAACGGATGGTCAAAAAGTATTCGTAGCTAAGATTGACGATAATTTGATTGGTATTGCTACGGTTAGAGTAGGTTTAGGAACGACTGGAACATTTGTTGGAATTGCTAGCACTCACAGATCTGCTACCACACTTTTCTTTAGAAGTGTTGGATCTGGAACTACTCATAGTTTTAAAACTAATCATAGTGTGCTCACTGGTGAGGTAAGAAGAAACTTAGTAACAGTATCTACTGCATCAACTCATGGGTTAAGTTCACCGCATAATATTTCTATCAGTGTAAGTCCAAATAATACAATTACCAAAACACTAACGTATAATGATTTTAACAGAAGAGTAATTGTTGATCCTGTTGGATTTACTACTGTGGGAGTAAACACCACTAATAATACAATTAGTGTAACATCTCACGGTTTTATCACAGGAGACAAGATCATTCATACATCATCAGTACCTACTGAAGGACTTATTGATCAGAAGATTTATTATATTGTCAAAGTTGATAATAACACAATTAAACTTGCTAATACTAAACATGATGCCACAATAGAAAAACCCAATGTAGTTGGTCTTTCTAGTGCGTCACTTGGAACAATAAATCCAATCAATCCTTCTCTAAAGGTATATAAAAAATCAACAGTTGAATTTGATCTTTCAGATTCTTCCCTTGGATATACAGTTCAAGGCACACAATATTCTGCCTTTGAGTTTAATCTTTATACTGATAAAAACTTTACTAAAGTATGGAACAAATCTGACACAAATAATGTCTTTGAATTGACAAAAACTGGAAATGTTGGAAGTGCTGGTGCAAAAGCAACTCTTACTGTAAATGAAAATATCCCAGAGGTTTTATATTATAAACTTGATGTTATTAAAGAATCTAGCACACCTACATCAAAAACAAGTATAATAGTTGATGAAGAGGCAAATTCTAATAATCAAATTAATTGTAAGTTTAGTGAATATAATGGAACATATTCCATTAACGTTGGAACCACAACTACATTTACTTACACTTTAGGAGATACACCAGAGAGCACGAGTTATACTTCACCAACATCTACTATTGAGTATGAAACTGATTGTACACATACTTATGGACCTATTGCAAAAATATCTATAGAAACTCCTGGCAAAAATTATTATTCATTACCTGGAATTACGACAGTTACAACTGCTGCAGGTAAAAATGCTATTTTATTCACAAGCAGTAATGACATTGGAAAGGTCAAAAATATTGATATCAACAATATTGACAATTATAAATTACCCTCTGATAAAACTTTATCACCAACTGCTAGATATCCACAAATTCTTAAAATAGATCGTTTAGCTCAAATTGATTCTGTAGCAATTAGTTCTTTTGGTAGAGGATATCAAATAGCACCCAAACTCGTTGTAATTGAT